GGATCTGGATATGCCTTTAGGTGGCATCCTTCAAATTCTTTGATTAAATTTACACCTGGTTTACTGATCATTTTTAAAATAACGTAGATAGATTATTTAATTCTTTGCTCACTCGATCGTTAATGATATCAACATACTTATCCTCTTTTTCAATTAGGATATAATTTCTATTTGTTTGAATACAAGCAATAGCAGTAGATCCAGAACCACCAAAACAATCTAACACAACATCTCCAGGATCAGTACAATGTAGAATTATATTCTTAAGGAGATCTACTGGTTTTGGTGTAATATGACCCATCTTTTTGCTATCGAATTCATAATTCCATACTGAGTGATGAGTTCTTTGATTATTAAATTTCGGTACAATGTCCTCCATTTTCAATCCTAGATATTTAGTAATTGGCTTGATTGTATCTTCAGTGGGATAATTTTTCCCAGTCTCAATATTACTATACCAACCAGTCAGATTACCGTTCTTACTTAAGATCTCAGCAGAAATCTGGGAG